TCAGGAAGCCGTGTTAGCAAGCGTAGATAAGGATAGCTACCAGTGCCAAGGAATTAACCTCTTTAACTGGACTGTAGACAATCCCAAGATCGAACTGATACCTGATGTTGGTACACTGTATAAAGTTAAAAGCACAGTCAAAGGTAATGGCTTAAAGTTCTTAGCCTTACAAGTACTATCTGGTGATGCTGCTGATACTTACAAAGGTTATGAGTTGTCCAAGATCAGATATGGACCTAGCTATGCAATGAAAGCATTACTCGATGCTAGTACAGAAAAAGAAATCATGCAGATCATGTTCTCTGAATTCAAGAGATTGTATCCTGATGAATTTCAGTACACTGATTGTCATGGTCAAGAACATAACGCAACTTGGAAAGACATGCTGAACTTGTACTGGAAATGTGCTTATATGAAACGTAGTTGGAATGATCCAAGTGATGTATATGACTTTATGGATGAAAGAGGAATTATATTATGAGCAATGAAGATTCGTTGATTTTTCGTTTAAGAAAACGAGCAGAAATTCGCAGAAGTATCAATTCTCGAAAGTCAGTGCAAGAAGGTAAACCAGATAGAATCTCTGATTTACTTGAAGAAGCTGCAGAAGAGATTTGTAACTTGGAAGCTGTGATTGGTGAAATGGACGATATCATCGACCGATTAGAGCGAAGGTTAAATACTAATGACGATTGACCTATACAACACAGCAGATGTTAAAAAGGTACGAGAATTACTTACAAAAGAGCAAGATAATAAGTGCGCTGTAACTGGTTTAGAAATTCCAGTTAAGCAGCACGTTCTCGATCATGCACACGATGAAACTCAGCTTGTAAGAGGTGTACTACATCGTCAGGTCAATGCTTTTGCAGGTAAAGCTGAGAATGCCTTTACACGTTTGATCGCATGGTGGTATCCTAATGATCTACCTACACTACTTAGAGAGTGCGCTGATTACTTGGAGAAGGAACCAGATGCTCGATATAGACATAACGGTTGGATCAAAAAAGTTAATACTGAGTTTAATAAACTAAAAGAATCACAAAAAGATTCTGTATTACTATCTTTAGGTCAGACTGCAGGAAAGAATGGAGTAGAACGTAAGAAACTATTTCAACGTATTCTGTTGACACGAACCCATGATTATGATACAATCCGCAACACCATCAACAATGCAAAGGAGTAATGATGAAGATCAGAGTTATAAAATGCACCAATAGTTCTCTTTGGTACAACAAACATATCGGTGAAGAATTTGAAGTAAGATTTATTGATGACAAGTCTTACTGGACAAGAGAGCGAGATGGGCGATTCAATGCTTTAAATTGGATATACAAACATGATGCAACCGTAACGGAAGGAAATGTAGAATGAAGCATTCAGATAAGATCGTAGAGCAAGTTGTGAAAATGACAGGTGCTGGTATCAGTAGCCGACAAGTTGCACAAGAACTAGGAATTGGTAAAAGCACTGTTAACGATATTTGGAATCGTTGGATTGCTGATCCATATCCTTTCCATAATCCAGATGAAGTAGCATTTAAGCAAACTGAAGGTCCAAAGATTTTAGTATTTGATACTGAAACTGCAGCAGCCACTGCACTTACATTTGGTCGATTCAAAGTTAACCTATCGCAAGACAATATCTTAGATAATGGTGGTTGGATTCTATGTGCTTGCTGGCGCTGGTTGGGTAGTAATGTTACACACAGCATTTACTTAACACCAGAAGAAGTACTAAACAAAGATGATTCTCGAATTATCGCAAAGTTGTTTGAACTTTACGAAGAAGCAGATGCTGTACTTGCCCACAACAGTTTAGGATTTGATCATAAAGTTGTACAAGCAAGAGCAATCTACAATGGTTTTCCTCCACTACCACAAGTTAAAGTACTAGATACTCTACAACTGGTTAAGAAGTACTTGAAGCTACCTAGCAATCGCTTGGATGCAATTGGTGAATTCTTCGGTCTAGGTCGTAAGATCAGCACTGGTGGTATTTCACTATGGCGTAAAGTTCAAGAAGGTGATGAAGAAGCAATGCATGAAATGGTAAAATACTGCTTACAAGATGTAGACCTACTATACGAAGTTTACTTGCGTACTCGACAGTTAGGTCGTGCTGGTTCTGACTTTAACGCAGCTTTGTACTACAATGACGATCTTGTTCGTTGTCGTGTATGTGGTAGTTCAGAAGTTGAAGCTACGGGTCGTACAGTAGAAACAGCTTTGAATTCTTTTGATGAAGTACGTTGTAATGAATGCGGTGCTGTACATCGTCATAGAACACCAAAAACTACAAAAGAAAAGCGAAAGAGCTTGCTGATGTAACAAAGTTATGCTACAATAGCATTTACAATTTGAATTCACACCCCGAGTAATTCTCGGGGATTTTTGTCTCTTGAAAGGAGCTTATATGTTGCAACCTTGGGTTAAATGGATGATTAAACACAATCTAAAGTTTTTGGTAATTTTGGTATGGTTGATTCTTCTACCTTTATTTTGGTTAGCTTATCTGAAACAAGCTACAGAAGATGCTATGTATGAGTTGAATTATATTAAAAACATTAAAAAGGAAGACCTATGATTACTGATTACAATATTTCAGATTTCCAACTAGACTGCTATGCTTTTAATGAAATTGCAGGTAAGCACAATCTCACTGCTTTGAAAGATATTGATTTTCAATATAAATTAATCCTAGAGGAAACTAAAGAGATTAAAGAAAAAGGTATTGATAAGAATAATGCAAAAGAAGTGCTAGATGGTGTAGTTGATGTTTTAGTTACAGCATTGGGTCTATTGCAAAAGCTAGAACAGCTTGGTGTCGATGCTAATAAAGCAATGCGTGATACTGCATACAATAATCTAACTAAGTTTCCAGCAAAAGAATTGACAGCGATTCAAACTGCTCAGATGTATGAAGAAGACGGTATTCTAGTTATGGTAGAATATAATTCTTTATATGACTTATTTGTCATCAAGAATATACACGATAAAGTTATGAAACCAATTGACTTTGAGAGTAATGATCTCAGCAATTGCATTCCTAAAGAACTACTTGAAAATGGATTTAAGGAGGATTGAAGTGAGTTTAAAAGATATTACAGTAAATGGTAAAGTTTATACACCAATATTAGATGAAGAAGGTGTTTACGAATGTAACTCGTGTGCATTTCGTAATGATGGCAACGGTTGTGTAGAAGCAAATAGAATCATGAGTTGTTCTGATACTGATTCGTATTTTGTACCAGCTTCAGTAGACTTACGATCAAGCACTCAGCAAATGAAAGATTGGCAACCTACTATTACGCATGAAAACCAACCAATTGGTACTAAGTATGATCAAGATAAGTTACAATATAGCTTAATTCCATCTCATGCATTAGAACAAATTGCTAAGAATCTTACAGTCGGTCTTAAAAAGTACAAAGAACGAGATAACTGGAAGAAAGTACAAGGTGCTGAACAGCGATATCTAGATGCTCTTTATAGGCATTTAGAGGCCCATAGAAGAGGCGAACTGTATGACACTGATAGCAGCGTACCAGATATGCTTCACATGGCTGCTGTGGCTGTTAATGCAATGTTCCTACTAGAATTTATGCTGGACCCTAAGCTCAAAGAAAAGGATAACAAATGATTATTTTACAAGTAATGAGTGTATTAGTATTACTATTTGTAGTTGTGCTGGTATACTCTGCAATTTTCAAAATGCTCAAAGAACACAAGAAAACTCATGCTGTAAATATAGATCAGGACAACCTTGATTTAACCAACAAGCAGTGATATAATAGGACTCTCATTTATTCTGAAAGGTAGTAACAATGAATAAAAAACAACTAACTCGCCCAAATGCAATTGTAGCTTTATGTATTATTTCCGAATCGGAGATTATTAAAGTAATGCCAAATTACTCAAGTGAGTTTGAACACAGGGATGAAGAATTTAAAAACTTTCTTTATTCATTAGGAATGAATGTAGATCGACCATATCAGCGACAAGATGGTTTGCAGCACAGAAATAGATTTAACGAAGTTGTTGTATGCAGTCGGTGGGTTGGCGAGGAACGATTAGATGAAGCTTGGATCAATAATGGATACGCAAGTAGACAAGCAATTGATAAAGCAAGCGGAAGTAAATTAACAGAAGACATTTATCGTGCTAGATACGAAACAGAAGATGCACAGGCACTGTTAGAATCCAGAGATAAATACGCAACAACAGAGGAAGATTAAATGCTAGAAAAATACTTGTTACCTATCAATGAACGACAGGAACCAGTTGAATTTGCAGATCAGCAACTAAAGGTATTTTGGTTGCCAGATGAAATCAAAGTAGAGAAAGATATTCAGGATGTATTGGTGAATTTCACCCCTGCAGAAAAACATGCAGTTATTACTACATTAAAACTATTTAGTATCTACGAAACACATGCAGGTTCTGAGTATTGGGGTGGACGTTTTAAGAACATGTTTAATGGTGCAGAATTTCATAGAATGGCATCTGTCTTCTCTATGTTTGAACTAGCAGTTCACGCACCGTTTTACAACAAGATCAATCAGCTATTACATATTGATACACCTGAGTTTTATACATCATATTTAAATGATCCAGTGTTAAAGCAACGAGTAGAGCACATCGGTGAAATTATTGATCATCCTGATGACTTGATTTCACTGGCAGCTTTTTCGATGGTAGAAGGTGTTATCTTGTATAGTCAGTTTGCTTTCTTGAAGCACTATCAATCTCAAGGTAAAAACAAACTAATGAACGTAGTACGAGGGATTAACTTTTCAGTACGTGACGAAAATTTGCATTCCGCTGGTGGAGCTTGGGCTTTTAAATATAAACTTGAACAGCTAAAACAAGAGTTATCACCTGAAGCTTTTGAACTACACAAGTTAGCAATTGAATCTCAAGTTCGACTAGTTGCACAAAAACTTTATGAACATGAATGTCAGATCATCGCTAAGTTATTTGAGCAAGGTGAAATCAAAGGTATCACTGCACACCAGCTTGAGAACTTTGTACAATCAAGGATTAACGAATGCTTGAAACAATTAGGTTTTGCTAAAGAGTATGATGTGAAGTATAATCCTATTTCTGAATGGTTCTACAAGGGTATCAATGATTACACCTTTAATGACTTCTTCAGTGGTATGGGTAATCAATATCATCGCAGTTGGGATAGTGCAGATTTTGTATGGAAAAAGGAAACTAATGAGTAATATTTATAAAGAACTAAGTGAAGAGCGCAAGAAACTACAGGAACAAGGTTTAGTTCCTGAATGGTATACAACTGCAGGTTATCAGATGTTCAAAGATAAATATGAATATCAAACCGAAGGTCGTTCTGTACGTGGTCAGTTTGAGAGGATAGCCCGTACTGCAGCAAAACACGTTCCTATGCTTCCTACTGCTGAAGCAGAGTTCTTTAAACTGCTTTGGAACGGTTGGTTGTCACCTAGCACTCCTGTACTAGCCAACATGGGAACAACCCGTGGAATGCCTGTATCATGCTCAGGAACCATTGCTGATGATTCTGTCGATGGTTTCTACAGTAACTTGCATGAAGTTGCTATGTTGACTAAATACGGTTTTGGTACAGCAACTGATCTAAGTGCAGTTCGTCCTCGTGGATCAAAGATTAGCGTAGGTGGTAAAGCTTCTGGTGTTCTACCAGTTATCAAAGAGCATGTTAACGCTATGCGTAATATTGCACAAGGTACTGCACGTAGAGGTGCATGGGCTTTCTACTTAGATATTGAACACGGTGACTTTAATGAAATCTCTGATCATATCTTAGCTGAACCAGACGATCTAAATGCAGGTTGGACCATTCGACAGTCATTTATTGATCGCTTGGAAGCTGGTGATGAAGATGCCATTCAGCGATTCCAAAAAGCTATGAAGATTAAGATGGTAACTGGTAAAGGTTATTTCTTCTTTATTGATAAAGCAAATGCTAAACGTCCAATTACTTATGTAGATCGTGGACTGAAGATTAATAACTCACAACTATGTTCTGAGATTATGCTGTTCAATGATTTGGACCATACATATACTTGTGTGCTATCTTCAATGAATGCAGCTAAACGCAGAGAATGGAAGGATACGGATGCAGCTTATTGGGCAACTATCTTCTTGGATTGTGTAGCTTCTGAGTTTATTGAGAAAGCCAAAGGTATTCACGGTCTAGAGAAAGCTGTGCGGTTTACTGAAAAGAGCAGAGCACTTGGTTTAGGTCTATGCGGTATTCATACTTTGTTTATGCAAGAGATGCTACCGTTTGAAGGTTTTGATGCACACAGATTAAGTCAAGAGATTCAAGCTGATATTTGGGAACAAGCACAAAAAGCTACTAAAGAAATGGCTGTTCTCTTAGGTGAACCAGAGTGGTGTAAAGGTTATGGTATTCGTAATACGCACTTGATTGCTATTGCACCTACCAAATCAACTGCATTACTAATGGGTGGAGTATCAGAAGGTATTAATCCTGATCCAGCTATGAGTTACAATCAAACTACTTCTGCTGGTGAGATTGATCGTTTGAATCCTGTACTACTTGAGCTAATGAAAAAGAAAGGTGTTTACACCAAGAAACATGTTCAAGAGATTACAGATAAACAAGGATCGGTCCAGCATGTGGAATGGTTAACTGAAGATGAGAAAAAAGTGTTCAAAACGGCCTTTGAGATTAATCAAAAAGCTGTACTAAGATTGGCATCTGCACGTAGTCGATACATTGATCAGTGGCAATCTTTGAACTTATTTTTTGCAGCAGATGAAGAACCATCTTGGATTGCCGAAGTTCACGCTGAAGCTTTTCGTGACCCAAACATCTTGGCGTTGTATTACATTTATACTCAGGCTGGTGTACAAGCATCAAAAGCCGAGTGTGAAGCATGTCAATGACCAAAGAAGAGATGTCTGAGTATAAGAAACAATATTATATAGATAATAGAGAAGAAATTCTTGAAAAGTCAAAACTCAGGAGATTAACGTCTTCTGAACATATTAATAATCTTAGAAAGAATAGACATAGGTTAAATCCAGCAAAAGAGTTGTATAGGGCAGCAAGAAGTAGAGCAAAGAACAAGTCACTTGAATTCTCAATAACTTTGGAAGATATTGTTCTCACCGAAAACTGTCCTATATTACAAATACCATTGATCGTAGGTGAAGATAAGATTCATGATTCATCACCTTCTTTAGATAGAATTGATAACTCAAAAGGTTATGTAAAAGGTAATATTCAAGTAATAAGTAACTTAGCAAATAGAATGAAAAATTCTGCATCAAATGACTTATTGATTAAATTTGCCAATTGGATATTAGATACAACGAAAGGAAACAAATGAAAAAACTAGTAGTATTTAAAGCACATTGGTGCGCTCCATGTAAAATGCTTGGAAAAACTTTACAGGATACTGATCTTGGTATTCCAGTAGAAACAGTAGATATTGATGCTGATCCAACTTCTACAACTGAATTTGATATTCGTGGAGTACCTACTGTACTTCTCATGAGTGATAATCAAGTCATGAAGCGCAGATCAGGTTACATGAACGCTGAACAATTAAAAGAGTTTGTAGGATAATACAGACGTAAAAAAGCCCCTAGAAGATTCCGTAAGGTTTCCTCTAGGGGCTTTCTTATTTGCGATAACTATCTAATTGATCTTTTACAGTATCATACTGTTGGTAGCAAGCGTTTAAATGCTGCTTTAATTCTTCTGCGTTTTTAGCAATTCCAAGAGAGACTTCTGCATGTCGCTCAAATAATCCCTCTGTAGCAATTCCTTTGGTGCTTTCTGCATTGCTGGAATTTGAGGTAGTATTGCTTGTGGTACTTGCACTTGTTGAGTACTGGCGCAAGCTGTCAAGAGCAGCGTTATACTTATAAGTAATATCTTTAATCTTAGCATCTTTTTCCTTTACTATTGAATTCACATCATTCTTAATGCTGCATTCGGATATCATGCTTTTAGTTTGTAAAGATTGATTTAATTTGTCGTATTCTGCTTTTTGAGTAGCTACAGCTTTGTTTACGGCAGTATTAACTTGCCAGTTATGTACTAAAAATAAACCAAGAAGTACACATACAATTACTGCAGCTTTTACTAATAAAGTTTGTATATTATTGACCAATGCAAGCATTATATTCTTCTTTTCTGCGCTTAGTTAATCCGGGTAATGCTTTACCTTTGAACTTATCCCATTTAAGAATCTCTTTACAAGCTCCAGCATAATCAAAAGTATTCAACTTAGTGACTAATGTTGACTTGCAAAAGGCAGATACTCCAATATTATAAGTAAGAGACACGTAAGCATCATACTCGTATTGGTACATAGGAACAGGAGCACAGTTTCTAACAGCCTCTTCAAATACTTCTAAATCTTCATTAAGACGCTTTAAAGCCTTTTCTGGCGATGTTTTCTGTCCAATGAATACCCGAGTACCATCAGAGTTAGTTGTGCTGCCAAAACCGATTGTAGCAACATCTCCAGCTACTGGTATGTATGCATCACTTCTATAACCTTCGTGTACAGCAACTGTAATTAATCCACCTGCGGATAAAACCAGACCTGCAGCTAACGATCTCATTTTCATTTTCATTCGATATCCTTTTGAGCTACAATACGTGCTACAAATGCTGCAGATACAGATACAAAGCTTAAAGCCGCAAATGTACCACGATCAAACATATCAAAATATAAAGGTAGGATAACTTCAAAAGCAGATAGAATTCCAGCAAGGATTATAAATTTAATACTCCATGCTTTCTTAACGATATCTTTCCAGTTGCTATATAATTTCATTATAACCCGACAATCATTTTTAATACATTAGTAATACCCATTGATTGAGTTAGTACTACCAATACAGCACCCATTGCTAGATACTTAATTTGGTTTAAAGTTTTTTCAATACCTGTTAATGAGTTGCGTAGATCAGTAGAAATATCTTGAAGCTTTTTCAATTCTTCTGCATGATCTTCAACTTTTAATTCAAGTTTAATAACACGGTGTTCAATTTGCTCTGGCATACTTCTACTTTCACTATCTGAGTTATAAATGAATAAACCACCCGAAGGTGGTCTATTGTAATAACTACCATTATATCATTAAATTTGACAAAAATCAAGGTAGATTTTGATTTAAGTCTTCACTGCATTTATAATTTTCAGGTAAACTATTTGGATAAAGAGAATTGATTAATTCAACTTCTGTTTTCGATAGTTCACCTCCAATTAAATTAGATGGAATAACATCTTCTTCATCACCGAGATTTAATCCGATAACAATATTGTCTAAAGTTTGAATAGCGAATAACATATTAACCTGTCCTAATCCATTGAGGTGTTGTACTATACCAGAAAGTGAAAGTGGCAAAACCACCTACTGGTAATGTAGTGATATTACCATAAATAACAGGTGTTACTCCATTATCAGCAGCAGCAGCATTCACAGTCAAAGATGTAATTGCAGAACGAGTACCAAGAGTGATAGTCATTCCATGATTTGCTGCACTACCAGAAGGTAATGTTAAAGTATAAGAAGCAATTGTCGAAGAATGTCTAAACAATATAGTATTTGCAGCAGTAGTCAATGATGTTGATCCACCAGAAGTTGGTACAATACTTGTAGGAGTCATGTTCAAACCTCTTACAGTCGTCAAACCATATACAGACACATTAGCAAGTTTAGCTTCTGTTGTTCCTGTGCTATAGAATGAATAACCTGTCACATCATCGTACTTTATTCTAGGACCATCGTTGTACATTGGCTCAGAACTAAAATAAACAGTTGGACCACATGGAATAATGTATCTATTTCTATAAGTAGAAGTCTCATTATCGACATCGCCCAATCTAAAGAAAACTGTAGCATCAAGGTCAGGCAACGTAATATTTGGATTAGTAACAGGTGACTGCAGATGTTGAATACTGAAATCTCCGGGAGTCCAAGTATTTGTAGGAGCAGAAGTTCCATTGTTAATGAATACAGAACTCCTTACAACTGGTTGTGCAAGATTAAAATCGTATGTTTCATTTACTAGACTTAAAGGAATAGAGTGTCTACCTGCAACAGCCTGAATAGTACCAGTTAAATCATTACGAGTTTTATCAGTAGCAATTAACTTTTTAGCATTAACATCAAAGATTGTTCTTTGGCGTGTAATTCCTAGATCAGCCATGTTTGAAATAGATATTACTCCATTCGCACCAATAGAAGATATATTATCCAATGGAATCAAAACATAATTTCCAACTGGTAGTGTAATTGGAGTCAAGAAATTTAATACACCACCTGAATATGAACTATATTCATAAACATAAGTGGTTGCAGTAACACCTAACCTAATAAATAAAATTCTACTATACTTTTGAATATAATCATTAGAACCAATATTTAATTCAGTACCAGAAAATGCAGTAGTAATATCTTTTGTAGGATATCCAAAATCATCTAAGATATAGTGCTGTGTATCGCCTTGTGTCCAAGAACTTAATCCACTAATACCTGTTATAGAACGACCGGATGCACTTGAAGAATAGGTAGAACCTGTGTATGTAAATGTTAGTGCTTGACCAGTTGTACCACCAGTAAAATAGTTACCGATTAAAACTAAAGCATTTCCACCTCCTGCTCTGAAGTAGGAAGTTGAACCTTCTCCATCTACACACTGTAAATCAGTGATAGTTCCAGAACCAGAGTAACTATTAACAGCTACACCAGTAGTAATACTAGGAATAATAGTACTACCAGAATACAAATTATCAGTTAAACCTGAGACATTTAATAAACTTAATGTTGTACTATTAATACCATTATAACGTACTAATTGAATTTTACCTACATTTTTAGATACGACATAGGCAGTACCCATCGTAGGAAAATCTGATACATTTGTAACTTGTACAGTATGTGTAGTAGTAAAACTTGAAAATACTGTGTCACCTACAATTTCTGCACCACTCGTTAAGATTGTCTTACCTTGTAATACATCGGCAAGTAAAGTACCTTCTACTTTGTTAGGAACACCGGATAATTGAGTTGAGACATTATAATCCCCTACATCAATCTCAGAAATATAAGCATACTTAATGTAATAAGTAACTAATGGGGTAAGATTTGAAAGCACAATAGTGAAGGCTTTACCGTTGAAAACCAAGTTGCTAGAACTCGGTGTAAATCCGTCAACGGTAGAAACCCATACTTTAACTGCAGTCAAATCGTCACGTACTGGATCATCAATACTTAAGATCAATGACCCAATACTAGGTGTGACGGTTGCGACCATGTTTTTCCTTTATGTTATTTTTGTTACGATAATAGAACCAAGAGCTGAAACTTCTGAATAGTTTCCACTTCTATCTCTCATCCTTACGGCTACTCGGTATTTTAGACCTTCATTAGTATACCGTGGTGAATCGAATAAAGCAAGACTTAAAGAAGCTTTATTTATTGTAGACTCTATAACAACAACGTTTGGATCATCCCAAAAGTTATCGGTAGTTCCATCTGGAATTCCACCAGTATCAACTTTACCTACTCTGAATTCATATGTTTCAAAATCATTCGGTATTGCAGGAGCACTCAAGATTTCAAATCTAAGGTCAGACTTTGCTCTTGTTGTGCTTACTGTCGCAGATGCCATTGTATCAGGGAAAGTTACATCATGTGTAAATTCGTAAGCGACATTACTATAGTTATTATTTTCATCAAACGATTTGATATAGTAATTAGTATTTACAGTAGAATCTACACCTGTCAATCTTGCAGAAGTTGCTCGACCTTTATACACATAATCAGCATTTTGTCCCCAATTAGAATCTGCGAGTCTAATTTCATATCCTGCGATATTATAAGTAGTAGGAACAATGTCTTCCCAATCCACCGATAACTCTACAGTTGTACGATTAGTCTTAACAACCTTTTGAGAAACAGCTACAATATTTGAAGGCTTTTGGACTGTGAAAACAATTAGCCTAGCTGTTTGACTATACAAACTAGCTGAATCTATTGCTTTAATATACCATGTCTTTTCAACTGATGCTATAGGGGCTGTTACTGTACAAGTAGGCGACTGCCCTAAATATAGAAAACCGGCAGTGCCAAAGTTAGTGTCTTCACGAACTTCATAGTTGACAATATCAATCTCAGGATTAGGTTCCCAATTAAATCGTAATAAATCCCCTTCAGCTATTACTGTAACATTGTTTACTGTTTGAGGAGGGGTTTGTTTACCCACAACAGTGTGTGTTGCTACGTCTGACCAAGAACCAACCATCCCGTTTGAGGAGACATATCTTACACGAATATCGTAAGACTCTTGTTCTGCTAGATTTGAGAACAGGAAACCTTTTTCTTCTAGTTTGATTCTCTGAGTATTTTGCCATACAGTCCCTGTTGTTAATTTTACTTCGGCTTCTGCAGCGTCAATTTTCTGAGAAGAAGCTTTTAGCAAGTTTAACGGATTAACTGGAACAAACATCTTATATACAAAACTCAACGGACCTACTTTTTCCATAACAGTCTCATTGCTAACAATGTTGGCAACACTAATTGATGGTCTATAAGTAATTACTCTTTGTAAGAGATTTGGAGGTGTTGTGATCTGACTATTAAATGCTGGAATTACTTCAGAATCAGAATTATAAATATCAGGTGAGTAATCAACTAAAGTTAGTTTAGCGGATAACTTATCCATAGGTTCAATTGATTGAACAATTAAATCCACAGATTCTGTATTATATTGACCAAACAATAAAAGATCGTCTGCGTGTAGATTATCTGAAGTTGCATTATATGGTGTATAAATTCCAGAAGCTTCAGTAACCAATTCAAGAGTATTGTAGTAACCATCAGTTAGAGCAGGTCTAACTGTTTTTACAAAACTTGTGTTATCTTCTCGTCGGATTCTAACAGCATAGAGGACTCCACCATCCATTGGGAATGATTCGTTCAAAATCAAAGATGTACCTACAGTTCCTGAGTATGGAATTATATTATTAATCCTAGCACTATCAATACCCCATTGAGGTACGTCATGTACAACTTTAACTCTATCACCTCTGGTACATAGTATAGATTCAATATCTGCATTTAATGTATAAGTTTCAGGACGAAGTTTTAATTGAGCAAGATGGAATCTCGCATGCTTATATATAATTTTAGGCTCAGTAACACCGGGAAATTCAATTGTTTCAAATAATGTGGCGTTAGTTGATGTATAGCCATCATTGTACACAATCATTTCATCAACTTGAAAACCCTTTTCTGAGTTATTAAAATTAATTCTAAAAGCATGAGGTAACTGAGGAAAACCTCGTACTCCCTCGAACCCCCAAGAATTGTGAGGTGTAAAATGCTGAGAAATTACACTATTTGGTTTATCTACAACAATCGACCATTTACCATCAACAATAGTTGGTGATGCTCTACCAGCGGCAGCAATGTCTTTTAGAATTTCAAGTAAAGAGGTTTGCTCTAAAACAACTTTATCAAAATTAAAACCATTAGTTTTACAATATGTATACCACTCTGCAATCGCTATTTCATCTAGTTGAACAGAAGATGCTTTTGCATTTCCTTGATGTTTTAATACATGTCTAAACAATGCTGCAGGATTTCTAATTGGTAGGCCATCTGTCCAAACACCTGATACATAATCTTCACCAATAGTTTGTACAGTAGCAGTTACACCTTCAACTAAGCCATTAATTTGACCAGTAGCTCTAATCTTCAATGCTGTTCTAGCAACTTTAATTCTATCTCCGAAACTATCTCTAGGTAGTGATATTGGTTTCACATAGGTATAACCAGTAACATAGCTTAGAACACAAGTATCCATTATCTGATCAGTTAAATGAGTATTTGAACTTGTTCTCTTGATCCTGATTTCATATGGACCTCTGGACACATTGAAATAGATAGTCTTAGAATAACCATATCTGATAATATCTTTAATGATAAAACTACCCTTAGATAGATCATAATATGGATCAGTTTCATTAATACGAAAGATCATACCATCTGTAAATGCTAATGATAATCCTTCTGTTAATCCTGTACCGGGAGTAATGCTTGAATCACAACCTGTAACAGCAGCAGTTGTTCGCATATCAACTACATCTGTAATGTTATCTCCGTACACACAGATTTTATACATAGTCTCTTCTTGGCTTTGATTTGTAGGTAGATAATTGAAAGTCATATCTTCAAAACCAACACCCTCAAGTTCTTGCAAACGCTTTAGCATTGTACTAGAAGGATTAGATGTTTTATTATTTGTAATACATCCAGAACGAATTAAAGCTTTACCATTGCTATCAATATTGATATAATGCCACTGATATACTTTTTCTAATTCAGAATCATCATCGATATTATAATAAGCTTTACTGAAGTTGAATGTTCTTCCTGAAATTTTTTCATATGCCTCGTTCCAAGAAGTTTCTCCTACTGGTCTTATTTGAATTGATACCGTGACACCTAAAGTTGCTGCACTTCCGTTCTCTTCTCTAATACCGTAAAGACCTTGAGGAAATCCTAAAGTAACACCAATTCTATCTACCTCTTGTGCAATACTCGTCTCAAAGTAGGGATTGCCACCGACAAAATAAGGAACAAAGGCTGGTCCAGTTTGTGCTGAATAAGTACCATTTGTATAACTACCAGTCGAAACAGTACAAACAAAGACAGTATCGCTAACAATGTCCGTGACAATTAGATTATTAACTCTTACAAGTGTTTCAGACTCTATTGATGTGTAGTAGAACAATGTTTGGATAGGATCATTTAGTTGTAACTGATGAGTTTTACCTTTGCCTTGACCATTAATTGTTACTTGAAAGGTATTACCACCTGTAACAGTAACAGCAGAAACAGTTTGACGTTGGCATTGCAACGTTAGATTAGGGCTTTGCTGTGTTACATCTCGTCCGTAAATTGTATCAAAAGTTCTGACAGCTTCAATTGTATCATCACTTGTACCATATAATGTTTGATGTTCGATTTCATCGTAGTATTCTAAGGGTACATTACCTAAACGCATATTACTAATCTGTAAAGGACCATAGCCCCAAACAGCAAGCATTCGCATGTAAGAGGTATCACCACTATTTTCAATAAAAGTCTTAGCACCTAATGGCGGCGTATATCTAACTCTTCCAAGAATAACAGGAATAGCTCCATATTGATTTTCTTGGTTGCTGCCACCTTGTAATAGATTAGTATTTCTAAACTGAACTTGCTCAAATTTATTAGATCGAATTGGGAAAATAGCATTGATTAGTAATCCACCTACAATGTTAATACCAGCAGTTGCTAAACTTGTAGCTAAAATTGCAGTATTAGCTCCAACTGCGGCAGTCAAGGCAGTGCTACCTGCTGCACCGAATGCTGCACCCGGAACACCTAATGCAGCACCAGCAATATAAGGAGCAGCCCACCATGCTACAGCAACAAGAGCAAGTGTAGCAAGTAATCTACCACTACCACCACCTGTTGGAACAACTCGATAATCTACGTGCTGCCCTTCTTTTAACTTAATTTCTGACCATTGATCTTTTGCAATAGGATAGCCATCAAGAAAAAGAATGTGGTTGTTAAAAATCTTAGATTCAATTCCATAATTGGTCTGAAGAGAATCCACAATTTCTTGTAATGTTTGACCGGGGGTTGCTATTAAATTTAATTTAACAGTTTTCAATGGGTGCATCGCTGCATGAATATAAGCTTCTACAGTTTTATTATACTTATAGAATCCAGCTACTCTTTTTCTCCATTGCGTAGAGTTTAATTTTTCAATAGTTACTCCAACACCTTCTTTAGAATGCAGAAATCTATTATCATCGATAACAATACCAACGTGCGACTCAGCCCCATTGATTCGAAAGAGTACTACATCACCTGTAGTGTATTCTTCAGAGAGTGTCCAGTTTTCATTATTATTAGAAATTACTTCTTCATTGTGTTTGAAATTATCAGATGAGTAATATTCTTCTGAGAGGCTAGGTAGATCAATATTCTTTTCATCTTTGTAAACAAGACGCACTAACCCCCAACAATCTAAACCATCAGTATTTCTACCATGTAATTTGTAAGGAATCCCTACATATTTATTCCACCAATTTTTCATTAAAATAATCCCGGAAAAGAACTAGGTAAAAAGGCATGACATGGGAAAGGTTCACTTTCTAATCCATCCATAACTAATTGACCTGTTAAAGAATCCCTAGTATAAGTTACACTTGCTAATTTTAAACCTGAAAAATCAGCTTCTACAGTATCTGGAGATGCACTAGAAACTAATTCAATTAAAACAGAAGGAGGTGCATTTAAATTTCTTAAACTAGGTAGCACAATTTTTGTTACGTCAAAGACAGTAATGTTTGCTCTAGGCAAAGCTCCTGTCTCTTCAGTTGGAAGTGTAATTTGCATAGGTAAGAACTGAAATGTCAAACCTCTACTAATTACACCGTATGTTTCAGTATCTGCAGTTTCGCTAACTCTTTGCAAATAATTATCGCATAATCTGATAGGAGTAGTAATACCCCCACCAGACAATGTTAATAGAATAATAAGAGTCGAATCGCTTTCTTGTGATAGAACTGATTTTAAAGCTGACGGGCTTAATGTTCTACTCAAGGTAATATCTCCATACTAAGCGAAACTGTCCAATAACCTACAGAAAGATATTTTAGAGAGTACAATTGACCATCACTTGAAGGTACTAATCGAACCTCTACTGTTTCATTTAAACGAGGATGTGTAAATCCAAATCTAGTTATACCTTTTAAAGTATTCTTTACGAAATCTTCAAAAGTTACTACTTGAGAATCTCTCATATCAAATGTTAAAGATAATACTTGAGGTTTATTACCGATCTTTCTTTGTTTGGCAGGGCCAGCATCCATCGGTGATCTTACTAAAAGAACACCGCCTGTTTCAGAATAATCTGTATTAGGCTTTTGTGGTAAGCTGACAGGCCATACATAACTATATGCCATATTATCTCCTTACGATTTGGTTTCTAGCACCAGTATTACTCATGATTGTTTGATTAATACCACTACCTTTTCTATTTACTTCAGATGCTACAATATCTCCAATGGTAACTTCAATTCTTCTATTGCCACGACTATCTGTAGTTTCTTTTGCACTTGCAGTAGCAGTGCTATTATTATTAACTACGACTTCTACATTTGAAGATGAACCACCTGCTACAACACCTAGAGAGCCATCAGCACCTCTACGAAGAGGCATAATCGCTTCAGGACCAGCTTCACCCATTAGACCTGTACCTTTGGCAAATTTGAACATTGTAGGGCTATCCACGATGCTATTTGTGAATGTACCACCCTTAGCGAAAGGAAACATACCAGCTTCTTGTGCAGCAAGCATTGAAGTCTGTTGACTACCAACATTCGTACCATATGTGGAAGCTGTTGAAACGTTAAATCCATTACCAGATATAGCACCAACAATTCCACCTACACCACCCATGTTTTTGTAGATGCTAGACATTTGCATTTGCATTTCCATCTTAAGTAAATTGGTCAATATTGATTTAGTTAAATCACCAAAAGATGTTTTACCAGTTAAAGCAAAATCAATAATTGCATCACCCATACCTTTGAATATGTCTTCAAATGCAGTAGCATAAGCTTGTTGACGCTTATAACCATCACTAAGCAAATATTGTTCTCTTTTATAAACATCATCAGCTAAGGCTTTCTTTTCATCAGCCTGTGCTTTGTACATTGCCGTTTCTTCAGTAGTAATGTTCTTACCAGCATCAGAAAGTTGTTTTGCATATTGAGCATCTGCGTCTGCTATTTTCTTTCTGTAATCAGATAAGTTCTTAATTGCAGCTTTTTGATCTGATGTTTTAAAATCACCACCATATTGATCAGCAACAGCAGTACGCTCAACATTGAGACCTGCCATTATTTTTGCATTTTCAGTTTCAACACTAAGTCTTCTTTTAGCTTCAGGTGTTGTTTTATAAAGTAAATTCAATAACTCAATATACTTTTCTAAAGAAATATTACCATCAACATAAGCATTATCAAGTTGCTTTAAAGTTGTATAGTATTCTTTACCAAAATTACTGGCTTTACTTGTTAAACCTTCAATTGCTGCCATCTGAATAACTTTATCTTTTTCAGACTTAACTAACTTTTCATTAGCAGAAGCCTGTTCATAAAGTGCATCAATTTGTTTCTTTTGATCAGCAGTAAAACCTTTATATTCCTTACTTTCTCTAACCTTGTTTAAGGCTATTTCTGATTTTGTTAATTCATCAACAGCTCCAACTTGACCTTGATAAAACTTTTTAGCTGTTTCAAGAGCATTTGCAAATTTATCAGTTTCAGGTTTAGGGTCTTTATATTTTTCACGAATATTTTGATATTGTGTTTCAGCTTGTGCTTTTGTGATTGTACCTGCAGCAATCAATTGATCATTACGTGTTTTAGCTTCTGCAAGTTCCTTCTCTCTCTTCATTTGATTAGTAGCAAAAGCAGTGTTATCTTTTATGAAGTCTTGGTATAATCTAGCATTTCTAGCTTGGTCTGAAAGTCTAGTTTGGTCAGCATCACTTGCTTGTTTTGTTAATCTCAACTGTTCTTTCAAAGCAATCAACGTTGCATCATTCTTAGCTCTGGTAGCAGGAGATGCCTCAGTACCCATCTTAATAGTATTTTCAAGATCAGCAATTTCTCTTTTAAGAGCTTCAGACGGTGATGTTTTTCTCCACAAACCTCTAAATACATCGTCAAAAAATTCACCTACATTTGAGGATAAACTCTTCATGAATAACGCAAAATCACTAAGCTCAGTTTTCAATCTATCTTTTTGTTGAACTGTAACATCAGCATAAGCTTTCATTGCAATTGCAGCAGCTTCACTTGTCTTACCTTGCTCTACTAACTGATAAACTAATTTAGTTATCTCAGGAGAAACCATACCTGTTGATTTAGCAATTTCAAGTAAAGCTTCAACTGGTTTTTCTTTTAGTTTAGCAAACTGCTTTACAGTATCTTCAACTGCTACACCAGCTAACTTTAAGTTGTTGGCAGATGTTACAATCATATTGATTTCACCAGCAACAAAACCACCTTCTTTCGCCATTGATTGCATGACTTTTAAAGCACTTCCAGTTGTGATACCTATATCATTCAATGAATTTGCATAAGATATTGCAGCAGTTGTATTAACACCTAAAGAAGCACCTGTTGATACGAGTTGTACAGTCATCGCATCTTGTTCTTTAATTACATCATACAAACCTTTACCTAACATCACAAGTCCAGCTACTGCAGCGGTTGCACCTACCTTACCAAAAGAGATAAGAGATTGATACATTCTACCAGATGCAACTTCCATTAGTCGGGCATATCGTAGATTAGAAATAAGACCTTCATCTAATTGTTTTAATGCTGCTCTAGCTTCTGACAATCGCTTAAATGGAGATATGATACCATCTACAACGGCTGTACCTACACCCATGATTGATTTAACGAATACTTGACCTACAGCCAAACTTACGTCTTTAATACTTGTAACCATGCCACCTGCAGATTTGACAAGCATATCACCCATATCTTTACCAGCTATACCCGCCAATGCGAATTGATCTCGTAATTGACCACCTTGTTGTAACAATACCATCATTGGTGATTGACCAGTAGCCAAACCTACACCAATGTCGGTGATCTGTGGACCAAGTGCTCTTGAGAGATAATCAACTTGACGATTACCACTGGCTTTTTGAATAGACAACAAACTTTCTTTATACTTTTCCAATGCTGCTGTTTGAGCAGAAGCCGACATTCCTGTTTGCTTT